TGATTATGAACCCCCGAATGCCTTTTTAGATACTATTCAGAGACCTCTACCTAATCAAAGTTCTACTGTGAGTGGTGCTGGAAATGTTGTAGCAGATTTATGGAATTTTGTTTAGTTCTTTGGGTATATGGGAACATACATTTTTAATAAATATGAAAACATATTAATATCATAGTTTTAAAGTTTTTTACTAATACCATTGTGATAAAGGATACGTCGGCGCAAAAGAACGTTCCAATCCCTCAGTCCATTTATTATAATCCCATTTCCCAGTCCGTGTTGACTGTTGCTTATTATAAAAAGGGTCACTATCATACAGTAAATCTTTAGCAGCTTGTGGAACAACCGTTACAGATTCTTGATTATCTCTCACAGGTTCACTAGAAACTCTCGCATCACCTAATTCATCTTCATATTGAACCTTTTCTCCCTTCTTACGAACACCTACAATTTCATAAATATTAGTATCTTTTTTATGTTCTATTTGAGGGTCTAAGCCTTTTGCGTCATACATTTTCTTAATCATTGTATAAGCGTCATCAATATCATAGGAGGGTGTTAAATCCTTTGTTGCTTTTGGTTGATACGTTTGTAACTCTTGTCTTTCATTAATTTCAGTAGAGTCACTGTCTGGAGGCAATACATTTTCTCCATTTATATTTTTAAATATATCAGCTACACCCGACACATCTGTCTGTTGGTTTTTGAATGACTCTTTTAAACCTTTTTGAAAGTAAGAAGAACTTGCTGGATGTGTTGACCAATCCATTGGATATTGCGACATTAGTTTATTTTTTAAATCTTTTGTAATTTCTTTATCATTCTCATTTTGATTCACTACAATATATTCATAATCATCTAGAGCATCTATTGCTCTTGTTTCATATGGTGGATTGTTACTATTCATAATCATTTCATCGCTAGATAATACTTTGCTATTCACTTGACTACATGATGTTTCTGTTGTTTTGAAATTTTCTCTTAAATATTCACGTCCCATAAAGAATGTAAAAAGATATAAGAAAACCAGTGAGGAAAGCGTTACATAACCGGGAGCTGTACCTTTATAAAAACTGTATCCAAGAACACTTAGTGTTATAATAATAACAATTCTAAAAGATACTGCTGAAAATTCATATAATGGTTGTTGCCACATGACCTGATATATTTGAAGAAAATAAGAGAACTAATTAGATGGTAAAAAGAGTAACTAAAATGGGAAGAATTAGTTTACCAATGGATGTTCGCTCTACTAGTGATATTCCGGCGTTTGAAAATATGTTAACCAAAGGTCCTATGGCAGTTATTCTAGTATACGCCGATTGGTGCGGCCATTGTAACACATATAAAGAAAATATATGGTCTCCATTAAAGTCAACTAAAGGAAGAAAATTAAATATGGCAAGTGTTCATTATGACCAGTTAGAAAATACTAGTCTTAAAAACTCTAAGATTGAAGGATACCCTAGTCTTTTAGTTGTTGGAACTGATAAAAAACCTGCTACATTTAATACGGATTCTGGTGTAACAAATGCTATGCCAAATGCAAATGAACTAAGCACTATGAAAAAAATTATAACTGCGCCAGTTAATACTAGTAAAAATAGAAATAGTTTGAGAAACGTGAATGTAGAAGATACAAATGTTGAAAATATGAATAGTAGTCTTGAGAATATGGATAGTCTAAGAAATACTAACTCTGAAAGTATGAATAGTCTGACAAATATTAACTCTGAAAGTATGAATAGTCTGACAAATATTAACTCTGAAAGTATGAATAGTCTGACAAATACTAACTCTGAAAGTATGAATAGTCTGACAAATATTAACTCTGAAAGTATGAATAGTCTAATAAATACTAATAGCATGAATAGTCTTAGAAATACTAATAGCATGAATAGTCTTAGAAATACTAATAGCATGAATACAAATTCTATAACTAATAATAGTAATATACGTGTATCCACGGAAGAAACCCCTGGCGCAACTGTTGAAAATATCACACCTCCTGATATTAGTTCCGATACAGTAAGCACATTAAGTTCTGGAACTTCAAGTCCTCTTCAGCCAGTCAGAAGTTTAAACTCTGCTTCTAATTCTGTTGATGAAGAGAATAAACCTTTACGAAATAATACGCAAGGAACAACGCCTCTTCTAAGAGGTGGTGGTGGTTTGTATCGTAAATTAACAGGAAAAAAACAGAAAAAGAGTAAGAAACGAACTGTTAAACGTAAAAACTAAAAAATTGGTTTATTTATTTAAGTAGTAGTTTTATACAAAATGGTAATCTTTCAAATCTTGGACTGTTATTCTCAAGATAGGAAAGTAATTAAAGAAACAGAAGAAGTAAAAGAAGTTGAATATATTCACGAAGATTACTTTGATGATGATGTAACAGTAAGTAAAAAAATAGTTAATAGAGAGTTCAAACAAGAATATATTATTAATCTATTTGGTAAAACCGCTGATAATAAATCTATTCATATTGAAATTGAAAATTTCACTCCTTACTTCTATATTGAACTACCAAATAACTTAGCAAAAACATATAAGTTATTCTGTGATAAACTTCTAGAGTTTATTGAGACACGTAAGAAAGAAGTTATTCAAAAGAAAATAAATGAAGCTGAATCCGAAAATCAATATGAGAAAGCCAAAGTTCTTAAATCGATTGATATAAAAATGGTTTCATCAAAATTGTTTAAGAATACTGAAAAAGAGTTTACTAAGTATGAAAAACTCTATGGATATACTAATAGAAATAGTTTTCCATTTGTAAAATTATCTGTATCATCACTTCAAGATTTCAGAGAGTTAAAAGAAGTATTCTTAGATGAAAAAAATAATCCAGTTCTTACTATGAATGGGAAAGTTTTAAAAGTATATGAAGCAAATCTTGATCCTATGCTTCGTTTCTTTCATCTAAGAAATATTAATCCTTGTGGTTGGGCATCTGTTGAATCTGAATATGAAGATAACATTTCAGTTGATTGGCAAGATATAAATCCTCATAATGGTTCTGGTATTGCCCCATTTACTTATGGGTTTTGGGATATTGAGTGCTATAGTGAATCTGGCGACTTTCCTCTAGCAAAAAAGGATTATACAAGAGTTGCTAAACAATTATCTGAGAAAACAAAAGACTTTGATAGTTTCAAACTATATATCTGTGATGCTATTACAACATCTAAAACTATTACACTAAAAAATGGTATTCCAGTATATAGTACTCTAGAAAACTATGTGAATGAACCATCATTTAAAAATGCAGTAGAAACTATTTATAATAAACGTAATAACTTCTTTGTGACAGATATGACTAAAGTTCTAAATAAGTTTATGGGTAGACGATATCCTATCGCAGGTGATCCATCTATTCAAATTGGTATTGTATTCTCTACTAATAAAGAGTTAAAAGATAAACATATCTTTGTGGTAAACGGTTCTGATCCTATTGAAGATGTTGTCGTCCATAATTGTAAAAATGAACGTGAGATGATTTTAGGATTTCTAAAACTACTAAATGAGAAGAATCCTGATATTCTTGTTGGTTATAACGTATTTGGTTTTGATATGAAATATCTTCATGAACGCATGGAAGAACTCATGTTAGAAAAGAGTCCTATGTTTCAGAATCTATCGCGTGTTGATAGACCAGTAGAACTCAAAAAGAAGATGCTCTCATCATCCGCTCTAGGTGATAATACGTTGTATATCTGGTCAATTATTGGTCGTCTACATATTGATTTATACTTCTATATTAAACGTATTGAGAATCTTGCCTCCTATAAGCTTGACGATGTCTGTCGTTATTATATGAGTGGTAAACTGAAATCAATTGATGTTACTAAGAAGACATCATGGTTTATCGAAACGAAGGCTACTAATGATGCGGAAGTCGGGAAATATCTTGTGTTACTTGATGAAATTGGCGATACAATTGTAGATAAACGAAAGATTATTGAAGTAGTTGAAGGAAAAGGCTTGGTAGTTGAAGCACCAGTAGATCAACTGGAAACAAATGATCTAGAAACAATCTGCTCATGGGCCATTGTAAAAGATGATGTATCACCCGCGGAAATCTTCAGACTTCATCGTGAAGGAGGAACTGACGGACGTGCTATTGTGGCAAAATACTGTATTCAAGATTGTGTTCTTGTATTCCAGTTGCTAAACAAGTTAGACGTATTCAACAATGCGATGGCCATGGCTAATACGTGCAGCGTTCCTATCAGTTATATCTTTACTCGAGGCCAAGGAATTAAATGCGAAAGTTTGATTTTCAAAGAGTGTGAAAAACGAAAACAGTTGATTGAAGTTCTTCCCAATCCTATCCAAAAGACTGATGATGATTTTATTGAAGAAACTTATGAAGGCGCGATTGTTCTAGTGCCTGAACCAAACTTCTACGTAAAATCTCCCATTGGTGTAGCAGATTTTGCCTCTCTATATCCATCATCTATTATTTCTGAAAATATTAGTTATGATACTTTGTTGTGGACAAAAGATTATGATAATAGTGGTAAGTTTATTGGATTCTCATTTGGCTCAGAAGATTCTGAGAAATATCTTGTTGAAGGTGTCGCTTTCACCGATATTGAATTTGATATTTGGGCACCAGATCCAAATGATACAAGAAAAAATCCTGTAAAGATAAAAACAGGGGTTCGTGTGTGTCGTTATGTCCAGCAACCAGATGATTCAAAGGGAACACTTCCAGATATTCTCACAAAACTATTAGCCGCACGAAAATCAAAACGTAAAGAAGCAGAAAAAGAATCGGACTTATTTCGTAAAGCGTTATTGGATGCGGAGCAGCTTGCGTATAAACTAACTGCCAATTCATTGTATGGTCAGCTAGGCTCATCTACTTTTAAGGTGAGACTTCAACACTTGGCTGCTTCTACTACCGCATATGGTCGTAAACAGATTCTATTTGCTAAAGATGCCATTGAAACTTTCTATGGTAAAGAGGCAAATGACCCACGCTGCGAAGCAGAAACTGTTTATGGTGACACTGATTCACTATTTATAAATTTCAATGTAAAAAATCCAGAAACCGGTGAACTTCTAAAAGGTAAAAAAGCAATTGAAGAAACTATGGCTATGACTGAAGAAGCGGGTAAGTTCGTAACTCGTTGTCTAAAAAAGCCTCATGACTTTGAGTATGATAAAGTATTCTACCCATTTATTATCTTTAGTAAGAAACGATATGTAGGAAACAAATATGAAGATTCACCAGATAATTATAAACAGACATCTATGGGAATTGCGACGAAAAGACGTGATTATGCCGCGATTGTCAAAAACGTCTATGGAGGCGCAATTAAGATTCTACTGAATGAGCAGAATCCTAAAAAAGCATTTGAGTTCGTTCAAACAACATGTAACGATTTGATTGATGGAAAGATTAGTGAACACCAATTAACATTAACTAAATCATTGAGATCTGAATACAAAGCAGTAACACCGCCCGCCCATAAGATTCTAGCAGAACGTATTACTTTGAGAGATCCTGGTAATGCCCCCAGTTCTGGAGAGAGAATTCAGTTTATGTATATTCAACCAACTGTAGGACAGGTAGCTTCCAAACTACAAGGAGACCGCATTGAAACTCCTAGTTACATTAAAGAAAATAAACTTAAGATTGATTACAAATATTATATTGAACATCAGATTTACAATCCTATCACACAATTATTTGGTCTATTCGTGGAACAGATGCCCGGTTATACAGAACCAAAACAAGCAATGTGTATTGAAGAAAAAGAACATTATGCTGGTGAACTTCTATTTAAAAGTATCTATGCAAAATGTAACAATCAGAATGTTAGAAACTTTGCAAATAAGTTTGGATTTGAAATAAAAGTAAGTGAGCAAAATAAAACAGTAAAATCAAACTCCACAGTAGAACCTCTTGTTAAAAAACAGAAACTAATTAATTTTGATAAACTTGATAGATATTTAGTTAAACAGCATGATGAGGATAAAAAGAAGCAGAAGAAATTAGATGGTAAAGTAGTAGAAGTAGAATTATGAACGCCATAAAAGAAGCAGAGATTATAGATAATTTTCAAAGCAGTTGTAAGAAGAGTTATTTAAATAATTTAGCAAGAAAAGATTTTCATTATATTACAGGTTATAACTCATATTATACAAATATAAGAGATTTTATACAAAAGCATCCTATTTTTGATTCTATGGAAATTGTCCAGTTAAATCATACCGCAGAAAATGGATTCCCTCATACACGACCAAGAAATGTAATATGTATTCCAAGTAATGCTAGATTCCCTTCATTAGAAAAAACTCTTTTCCATGAGGCGGTGCATATTCATCAAAGAAATAACAAGGAAGCATGGGATAGATTTTTAAAAAAGGAAGGTTGGACACCTATTGATAAGAAAGAAGTTCCAGAACGATGGTATGATAAGGTTAGATATAATCCAGATACTTTTTTAGAACCTTTCTATATATTTAAAAATCGTTGGATTCCTATCCCTATGTTTACAAGTGATTATAACCCTGTTTTTGATGATGTTAATGTCATGTATTATGATACTACTTCTGGAATTCTAGAACATGAACCTCCAGAAGAGTTTATAAAGAAATACGGTAGTAGTATTCGTCAAACAGAACATCCATATGAAATATATGCCGTTTTATTAGAATCTAAAGGGGCAATAACTAATGAAGATATTATAAACTATATTAAATAGATGGACATAAAAGAATTAGGGATTAATTTAAATATAGATAGTCCATCTATTAATTTTAATCAATTGAGAGAACAGTTGCCATATGAAGATATAAGAGGATATATAGTTAACAAGAATGGAAATAAGCAATCATTAATAGAGTATAAAAAAGAATACTATAGAGGAGGGTATGGGAAACTGTTTTTAGTAAAACGAACAACTAGTAGAAGTGAGTTCTGTTTAGTAAAAATACCAATTTATAAAGATAGTGATTTATTAAAAGAATCTATTCTACAGTTTATGAGTTATAAAACTCTTGAAACTCTAAAATTAGAATATATGTTGGCAAAAGTTTACGAAATCTATACAAAAAATTCTATAGTTAATTTTTCAATGGAACTAAAAAATGGAATATTCTTTAAGGAGTTTATTAAATCTTCAAAAAATCCTGAAAGAGATTTTATAGATTCTTTTATACAAATATGTATAGCTTTATACTATCTAGAAAAGTTACTATGTCTAGATCATAGAGATCTACACTATACTAATCTACTTATTATTAGAAAACCAACAAGTATAAATGTTACTATCAATAACAAGAATTATATATTAAATACAGAATTTCATATCTGTATTCTTGATTTTGGATTCGCTTGTACTGGATCAAATAGTATATGTATAGATGCTTCTGAAGAAATATTTAATCTTAATACTATCTGTATGAAACCTGGTAGAGATATTTTTCAACTTCTTGCTTCAATTTGGTGTATAAAAGAAATAAGAAATAAAATGAGTAGTAGATTTTCTGATATAATTAACTCTTTCTATAAGTATAATGAGTATGATTATTCTGTTCTATTAAAAGATGAAACAAAAGCTAGTTGGTCTTATGTAATTACAAATAAGAACAATTTTATATTTCCTCCTCTAATTCCAGAAAACTTATTAGAAACACTTTATCAGTTAAAGAAATCTTTTTAACTAATAATAATGAGTTTTGTTACTATTTTAACGCCACTCTTTAATGGTATTGAATACTTTGAAGAGTGTTATAATTCTGTTATTCAACAAACAGAAGAATCATGGTTATGGATTATCGGAGTAAATGGTCATGGTGATGAAAATAATAGTATTTATAAAATGTTAAAACAAAAATCTGATTCAAGAATTTTAGTAAAAAACTATAATAGTTCTGGAAAGGTAGATACATTAAATGAGATGATGAAAGATGTAACTACTAACTACATCTGTTTGCTAGATGTTGATGATATGTGGTTCCCTAATAAGTTAGAGATACAGAAAAAGATTTTAGAAGAATATCCATTTATAGAGGTATTATCTACAAACTGTCAGTATATAGGAGAATTAAACCATGTCCCTAGTCTCCCATATGGTGTTGTTACTCTAGATATGTTATTCAATATTAATCCAATTATAAATTCTAGTATTATTATGAAAAAGGAATTAGCATTCTGGATAAATAGATTTAATCTAGAAGATTATGATTTATGGTTTCGTTTAGTTCTAGAAAATAAACTATTAGTTACAATTCAAGAACCTTATATCTATCACAGAATTCATAAAAGTTCTGCTTTTAATAATTCTGGTATCCAGAATCCTAGTGCTCTAGTGAACTATTATAAAGATTTAGTAAAAGATGTTACAGTTGTCTCCGCATACTATCCAGTTAAATCTAAAAATTCTGTAGAAGAATATTTAAAATGGTTAGAATTTTGGAAACATATTCCATGTAATCTAGTTTTTTTTACTACTCCAGAATTAGTAGAACAAATAACTAGATTAAATGGAATGGAAGATAAAACAAGAGTTATTTCACTCCCATTCTTAGAGTTAGAAGCCTTTAAAAGATATGGAACTGATATGTGGATTAATGAGAAAATAAAAGACCATGAACAATATCATACACCAGAACTTTATGTCTTATGGTATGAGAAAAAAGAGTTTGTTAGAAAAGCAATCGAATTAAATCCTTTTAGTAGTTCCAAATTTGTATGGTGTGATGCTGGAATATGTAGACATCCAGAATGGATTCCTAAATTGATAAATTTTCCAAGAAGTGATAGAATTTCAGAAGATAAATTTATGGTTTTAAGAATTACAGATTTTGAAAATGAAACAGATTTCCAAAAAATAAATTGTGTAGGTGGAGGAATTTTAGCTGCTTCTAAAGAAGTATGGTTAAAATACTATGATAAGTATGATAATATGTTACTATCATACTTAGAAAATAATAAGTTTGTTGGAAAAGACCAGAGTATTATTGCTTCTATGATACAGAAAGAACCAGAATTTTTTGAATTAGTTCCTATTATTAGTGAATTTAAGGAATCTGGATATTTATGTTGGTTTAGTCTACTATTTTACTATTCTAGGTAGTTTTCTAGTTCTTTTAAACAGATTTGATACGGTTGGTTTACTATATCCTCCTAATTGTTCCAATATATATTCTGAATCTTCTATTTTAGATAATTCTCGTTGATATACTTTATCATAAACATCATCATATACTTCATCCTCCTTTATTCTATTTTTTTCTTCTTGTTCAGAAATACTATTCATTCCAGTTTCATACTCATCTTCAATATAATCATCAAACTTATCTTCTACTTGATTTACATACTGTTCAGCGTATAAGTTTTGAAGTTTCATATAAATTTCTTGAGAAAAAAAGAATGAACTTGCTGAAGTAGTTTCATTATCAAAACTTATCATATTTGGTTTAAGAGTCCAAGTAGGATCTAGAACACTAACTACTATATTTACTTCTGATGATATTTCTTCTAATAAGATAAATTCTATTTCTGCTTTATAATTATCACTTAGTTCTGTTTCATCTATTCTACTAACTATCGTATCATAATCTAATTCTGGAAGAATATCTTCTTCAAATGATTCTTCTTCTTCTTCCTCTTCCTCTTCTTCTTGCCCACCATCAAGAGTTGGATCTATATACTCCTTATATTCAGAATCCTCGTATGTAGGTTCTACAATCTCTTCAATAGGCTCATATATTTCTTCTTTAATAATCTTTTCTGAAGGATATACTTTATCTTCTAGAACCTTATATTCAGAATCCTCGTATGTAGGGTCAACATATTCTTCAGATATTTTAGTATCGTATGTAGGTTCTACAATTCCTCTATATTCGCTATATCCTCCATCATAAGTCGGTTCTACCAATGATTTACGCATTCGCACACGTTTATTAATCTTCGCTAATGCTTGTTGAATTGTTTCAGCAGGTTTTAACATATATTCTAACCGTTTCTTTCTAGCTAAAATTTCATCATTTTTTGCTGAATAATCATCCAGTGAACCAATTGATATATTTGGTCTCTTATCAACTCTTTTTTCTTGTTTTAGTTTTTTTAATTTTTCCGAAACATTTTCTTTAATATCATCTACAATCTCTTCAGGAGAAGTTTCTAAAGTAGATATAAAATTAAGATATACTGGTGCGCTCCAATTTTCAAGAGGGAATGTAACAATATTTTCATCAAACTCTAAACTATCAGATAACGAACTTACTTGAAACGAAATAGTTTCTGATGGTTCTTCTGTTAATTGAAATACAATATTGCCAAATGATTCATCATAACCTTCTTCTACTCCTTCTGGTGGTTGTGCTCCTTCTGGTGGTACACCAGAACTAGGATCACCAGGGGTAGGAACACGAGAATTAGGATCACCAGTTTCTGTAGGGGTATAAACGGGAGAAAAAACATCATTGCCTTCAGGTCTTAAAATAGGAGGCGGTGGCGGTCTGACATTAAAAAGAGGAGGAGGTAATGATGGTGGAGGTCTTAGATTATGGAATGGTCGAGGAAGATTATTAAGGACAATAGGTAACGCAATTTGTAATACCTTTCCTAAAATACCTCCTATACTTTTTAAGACTTTCTTAATTTTACCAAGTAATTTACGGGCACCGTCTAAATTCATACCTGCTTTATTTTTTGCTTCAAGATCTTTTACACGGTTAGGTCCATCAGGTCCTCTATTTGGTCCATCAGGTCCTCTATTTGGTCCATCAGGTCCTCTAGTAGGTCCATCATCAGGTCCTCTAGTAGGTCCATCATCAGGTCCTCTAGTAGGTCCATCATCAGGTCCTCTAGTTCTTGGCTGATCTATATCTCTAGCAGAAGCATCTGCTTTACTAGAACCATCCCTAAAGTTTTGAGAATCACCTTTTGCCTTTGTATTAGCATCTATCGCACTACCTGAGGCAGATTTGGCATCAGCTCCATCACTTTTCATACGGCCTGGTGGTTCAACCCTTACTTTACCATCAGGGGTTACACCTCTAGTTCTAATATTACGTATTTTATTTGCAAAATCAGCTTTTAATTTACTAATTTTTCCACTCAGTGTTGCTTTACTTGAGATAGTTACAGCGTTATTATTAAGAGATATTTTCTGTTTAGCATCAGCTGCAAGTTTTTTTGCTTTTATTTCAGCATTCATTTTTATATTTGCCATCTCAACGTCAACTTTTGCACGAATTTGATCAGGTGTTAATTCCTTTCCAAATGCTCCTTTTTTAGCTTCAACACTTTTTGCTATTTTTTCTCTAAACATAGGATTCTCAAACTTTGCTTCCAAATCATCTGCTTTAGCTTTATTAGCTTCAACATCTTTCGCTTTTACCGAATCTGCTTTTGATGACCTAAAACTTGCTGATCTTGCCTTTTGCGCTGAAACTTTTGATATTGATGCTTTTTTAAGAGAAATTCTTCCAATTTGTTTTTTTATTTTTGATGTAATCCCTGATGTTACCTTTTTAATACCCTTTTTAATAGATTTTATACTTGGGAGTTTTGCTTTTATTGTCGGTAATCTTATACGACCGCCATAAAAAAAATCATCTTCTTCCATAGCTTACCTATTTATAGTGGTGTTTAGCGTGTTGTCCATGTTTGCTCGCAATTATTACAAATATATACAAATTTTAGATTTTCAACATCGTATTTGATAAAATGAACTTTCTTTTCTGCTGTTCCTTTATTTGAAGAGCAATCATTATTGGGACATTTTAAGTCTCTTAGATATGGTAGTGTTGGATCTTGCCGGGTAAACTCATTAAGAAGAATCTTATATGAATCAGATGACTTCTGTTTGATATATGTTTCCATAATTAATCCTCCTTTATCTTCAACTGAATAACCACATGTTTTACATACACGATTCAGTTTTTCATCTGTAATTTCAGCGATCAAGTAGTTACGACATAAAGGACACGTTTTAAAACTACTCATTTTTAACTACAATATATTATTTTAAATTTAGTTTAATTTTTTTCCTTTTTTGTAAGTTCAGATAGTTTTTTCCACATAGTTGAACCTAACATAGAGTAAGGTAACATAGTATATGTTACATCGTGCTCTTGTAACTTAGTTTCTATCTTTTTCTTTATAATTTCATAATTTTCTAAAATTTTTTTCTTAAATTCTTCATCTAAATCCATATATTTATTATAGTAGTTAAAATTCATATATCTTAAAAATAGTTGTATCATTTGATGTTCAATATAGTTTGCATATTGTTGATTTTTAGGAGATGATAAACGCGTATTCTCATAAGCGGGCTCATGAGTTAACGGATTATCAGTCATTAAGGAATATATAGATAGTAATATAGTAGAAATATTCATAGAACTTGCCCATTTTGGTCCAGAATAGGTTCCCAAAATAGATAAGCATACTTTACCATCAATATAAAAATTTGGATGAAATCTTGTTCTCCCATCATTTGTTTTATATAAAACTTTTGGTGGAGTAAATGGATAATCATCTGGAATTGAGAAAGTATATTCTAATGGACAGAACTCATATGGTGTATCCTTTGGTCCAAACATAATGGCAGTTGCTCTTGTCATCGTATCATCTTCAATAAAATAATAGATGCCTGTATTTTTAAGATTCACATCTTGTAATTGAATTATTTCTTTCTGTAACCGCCTAGCGTTCATAATTTATTGGATACAAGAGGCTTTATACCAAAAAACTAAAAAATTGTTTTATTTTTGAAATATAATATGTTATTAGAAAATGGGGTCTCTTCTTATGGACCATGAACTATATCGTTTCTTACAGGGACATCAAGTAACTGGTAAGAAAGATGTAACTCTTACTGGTATGGGAGACAGCAACTCACTAAAAGGTCGTTGGTCTATTCCTGATTCTGATTATAAGAAATTTCTAGATTTACTTCACGATTATCTTTGGGTAAAAGGCGGTGCTCCAATTAATCTAATCGAACGCCCCCGTAAAAATGAATCAAAACCTCTTACAATTGATATTGATTTTCATTATTCAAATCAAACAAATAAGATTAGGAAATTTGAGAAAGAACAGATTCTACAGTTTACAAAACACATTGGAGAAACTATTAAAACCTTTATTAAAACAGAAGATTATGAGCTTCTACGTTTCTTCATTACTATGAGACCTTCACCATATCCTGAGGCAAAGAATCAGTATGTAAAGGATGGTATTCATATTCTCTGTCCTGACATTGGGTTAGTTAATGATAAACAGAAAGTAATTCGAAATTATATTCTCCAAAAAGGTTTTGTTAAAACATCTTTTGATAATACTGGTTATACTAACTCAGATGATGAAGTATATGATAAAGCAATGGTAGGCGACCAAGGATGGTTTCCTTATGGCGAATCAAAACCTAGTATCCCTCCTTATCAACTCTCACATGTATTCACATTTGATCCAGTTAATAATATTTGGGATGAACAAGATATTAACACTTATTCAAGTCGACAACTAATGGAACTTTTGAGTATTCGTTATAATATTCCAGCGGATGATAATGAAGTAGTTGATGATAAAAAAGATGAATATAATATTCTTCTTAATGGAGTATTTACACGCAATGTAGTATGTATGTCTGATGTTGTTGAAAAACCTAATATCTCAGAAGAGTTAAAAGAACTTATGAAACTAACACCTCCAAGTGAACAAGAAAAATCTTTAATTACTCGTCTTGTAATGGAATGTCTTAATAAGAAACGTGCTGATTCATATGAAACATGGATGCGTCTTGGTTGGTGTCTTCATAATATTGAGGTATCGGAAAATATGTTTGAACTATGGATGGAGTTTAGTCGTAACTCACCTAAGTTTTCTTCAAATAATATTGCGCAACTTAAAGTTGATTTCTTTCATAAAATGCGAACAGATGATGATGGTCCACGCTTGACTGAGAGAAGTCTACATAATTGGGCAAAGAAAGATAATCCTGAACAGTATAAGAAAGTAATTGACGATTACATTCTACAATATATTCGTCAAGATGTTCAAGGCACCCACCATCACATTGCAGTATTAATGAAAAAGCTTTATAAAAATAATTATGTAGCTTCTATTAATTCTAGAGATACCGATTGGTATTTCTATGATGATCAGATGAATACATGGAAACATCTGAATCAAGGTATTCAGTTAAAGAAAAAAATCCCAGAAGATGTAGCAAAATATTTTAATTTAGCAAGAGATAATATTCGTAGCGAAATGTCTACTTGTAAAAATCAAGGAGAATATGACTCTTTAGTAGATGAACTCAAGAGATTTCTAAAAGTAGAAACAAATCTTTATACAAATGGATTTGTTGAATCAACAATGCGAATGGCTGAAACTAAATTCTGCGATGAAGATTTCACTAATAAATTAAATAAGAATCCTCTACTATTTGCTTGTAAAAATGGTGTTCTACAACTTCGTGTAAAATCAGAAAGCCGACCTGAAGAACATGTAATTTTCCGTCCTGGCATTCCAGAAGATTATCTAAACTTTCTTGCTGGTTATAACTTTCCAGATCACGATGCTATTAACTATGTGCCATATGATTCATCTAATCCAGTATTCGCTGAAATCTACGATTTCTTTGATAAGATTTTCCCTAACAAAGAGTTGCGTGATTATTTCCTTCGTCTTCTATCAAGCTGTATTGAAGGTGCTAATAAAGAACAGCAGTATTACACGTGGGAAGGTGTAGGTGGTAATGGCAAATCAAAGGTTGTAGAACTAATGCGTCTAACCTTTGGTGATTATCAAACTTCTTTACAAGCGACGGTATTAACTCGCAAACGTCCAGAATCTGGTGCCGCTAATCCAGATATTATGGCAATCAAAAATAAGCGTTTCATTTATCTCCAAGAACCTGATGATAAAGAACCTCTTAATACAAGTCTCATGAAACAGTTTTCGGGTGAAGATATGATTGAAGCACGTCGTCTTTATGGCGATCAAGAAAAGTTTAAAGTAACTGGCAAACTTAATATGATGTGTAACTCAAAACCGATTATCAGAACTATGGACCGAGGCACATGGCGTCGTATTCGTGTAATCCCATTCGTTAGTAAATTCGTAGCAGAAGATGACCCAGAATATATTTCAAAGAAAAAAAATGTATTTATTCGTGATAATGAACTTGATTTGAAACTGCTCAAATGGCGGGAACCGTTCCTCTCGCTATTGGTTCATATTTATGAAACTCAGTATCTGGTTGCTGGTCTTGAGCCTACACCCGCGATTGTAAAGAAAGCTAGTGATGATTACAAAGAGTCTAGTGATTCATTCGCAAAATTTCAGAATGAACGTATTCGTGAAGAAATTGGAGCGGAAGTTACTTTCAAAGTTATTGATAGATCGTATCGCAAATGGGTTGTATCATTGGGTGGAACTGTTCGTGCTCTTAATCAAAATGATTTGCTAAAACGAGTAAACGATGAGTATGGAGAACCGGTTGATGGTAAATATTATAATCGACGGGTTTTCTTAGAAGAAGAAGATATTGATAGGTATGATAAAGGTGAAAGTACTTAACCAAAACGCTGTATTCCTATTTTTT